ATGAACTTCTTGAAATCGAACTCGCCAGTCGTCACGAACTCAACGAGGGCATCTTCCAGTGTGCCAAAGGCACTCTCGAAGAAGTTCTGGAACTCGTTGGCTGTGTTCTCTGCTGAATTGCTGAGCTTGTCGAGCTGAGCCGCACCAAAGGAACCAAGCCCTCCCAAGTTGGCCCGCATTCTTGCAAGTTCGTCGTTTGCACTTTGCAGAGCACTCTCTGTGCCCCGAAGGCGGTCTTCGAGAGTGTCGATCCGACTTGTGTCGGGGCCGGGACCGAAGCCTGGACCCAATGCTGCCGGTCCAGCACCGGGTGCGTTTTGTATGGTTTGGCGAACTCCCTGCACAGCCGCATTGAATGCGTTGGCCAGTGCAGTACCGAGTTGTGTTCCAACTTCCCCGGCATTGGTTTTAAGGAATGCAGCAGTGGACTCCAAAATCTGTTCAGCACCCTCATTCCCAGATTGTCCGATGGTGTCGCCGATCTGAGAAGCCAGCTCGCGAAACTTGTCCAACTGAGCCTTAATCTCGGCGGCACCGGCCTCATCCTTCGGCCCTTCGGCCTGAAGACGGTTGAGTTCAATAGCAGCCTGCTTGAGCTTCTCGATGTTTGACTGAACAGCTTGCGTAAAAGACCCCTGTGAAAATTGTACGGTGAGCTGATCAAATTCCTGAAGCTCCTGTGGTGTTGGTCCGGCGGCTATAAACTCCTGACGAGCCAGTTGCTGTTGTGTTTTTCCAATGGCCTCAAGCTCGGCACGTTTCTGTCTCAATGTCTCAAGAACAGAAGCCTCTGCGGCATTTTGTTTGCGGATCGCTCCGTTTTGGTCGTCAATGATCCCCAAAGAACGAAGACGCTCCTTAGTGGCTTCCCTTTCCGCATTAAGTGCGGCAATGGCTTCCTCTGGACTTGCGCCGCCCCCCAACTTCTCAGCAATTCTCTTGAGATCGGCCTCGTTGCCAATGAGCCTGATCTGATCATCGGTCAGCTTCTTGATCTGCTCGCCAAAAGCCGCTGCTTCTTTAGTGGCCTTAGCAAATCCGCCAGTTGCCGCATCCAGCTTCTCGCTGTTGTATGCAATGGCGTTGGCGATTGCGGTCAGAAGGGCTGGATAGTCATCCTGAAGGTTTTTGAGTTCTGCGATCCGGTTCTTATATCCTTCGACTTTTTTCTCCGACTCAGTAAAGCTGTCCCCCAGCTTCTCTTGGTCCGACAGTTGAAAGGCCACTGCTCTTTTGTAGCGTTCCAGTTGGTCAATCAACTCAACCAGGAATCCCTTATCGAAATCTTGTGGCGTAAAGCCGCCGTACACACTCTCGAAAAACATTTCAGGGTCAACAAGATTATCAAACTGCCGTTTGACGGCATCTTTCAGCTCTTGTACCTGTAGTTTCAACTGGCCCTCGTCAATCCTCATTTGCAACGGCAATGGCTCTAATGGACCAACGAACTCAGGAAGGACGCCGTCCTTCACAAGGGTGCCATAATCAAGTGTTTTGATCTCATTGATGTTTTCAACCGCTCGCCCAAACTCCTCAAATCGGCCAACAAGCTCCTTAGTGAGGGCAGGTACTGCCTTTTTGCCGAGTTTGTTTGCGACTTCTTCGAGTGTTATAGCACCAGCTTCAATGTCCGTCGCAGCTTGATCAATCAACGAATTCAACTCTTCAAACGCCTTCTGTGCTGCTGGCGTTCGGTTAATTATCTCGCCGACATACACGCCAGTTGATCCTGACACGCCCGCACCATAGCCCATCGGACGTCTCGACGTTCCTTTATCAATCTCACTCTTGAGACTAATCCCACGAACATTTGTGGTCTCAACCAGCAGCCCAGCAAGTTCTCTTGCGGCGAACTGAGCACCTTGCCCGGACGTGCCTCGCTCAGCAGCAAGTTCGCGAGATTTTTTCGCCAGCCTATCCGCTGCGGCTGCTGCTTCATCCGCAAGCTGGTCTGCGCTCTTGCCGAAAAGGCCAAATATGTCAGCCAGCTCATACAAGGTGAGGCCAATCATCGCGACCTGTCCGATCACAGGAATGGCACTAGCGGCCCCTCGCACACCTAGACCAAACGCAAGTCTCGCACCGACGCCAGCACTCGCCGCGCCAGCCACGCGAGCCTTCGCGGCGATTGCCGCATATCTTGCCATGTTCGCGGCTGCGAGTTGAATGTTCTTTGCGAGAGTCAATGCCCCCGACGCCAATGACGTGAAGACTTTCACCGCGACAAGATTTCTCAGGAGCCTGACAAGGTTATCCATGTTCTGCGCGATCAGCTTCAATGCAGAGACCAGCGAGCCGATTGCACCGCCAGTCTGCTGTCCAAAAGCCTCACGAAATTCGTTCTTGAGAACTGTCAGGGCATCACCCAGTGTCTCGACTTGCTGTAGCATCTGCTCGTCGATCGCAGATGCCCCTTCCTGCAAAGCGGCGACGAGGTCTTTGGCTGTGATCTTGCCAGTGGCCGCGAGGTCAAACAGAGCATCCTTCGTAACGCCCAGCCGTTCTGTGAGCAGGTCTTGAAGGACCGGCGCGTTCTCCATCACAGAGCGGAATTCATCACCGTCCAGCTTGCCCTTGTTGAACGCCTGTGAGAGCTGGCGAAGAGACTGACTTGCTTCGAGCGCGGACGCCCCGCCCAGCCTTAGTGCCTTGTTGGCAGTGCCGACAATCGTGACAAGTTCCTCGTTGGACAGCCCGAGGTCAGAAGTAGCCTGCTTGATTCGACCAAACAAAGTCGCCGCTTGTGTTGCGTCAACACGAGCTTCGTTTGACACCTTGTTGATCGCAACTCGAACAGCATCTACCTCATCCGCAGCAACACCAAAGCCCTTCAGGACGTTGCCCATCCTGTTGAACTCATCGACCGTTCCAGCCGCAAACCTCGCTGTATAGAACGCCCCAAACGTACCAACCAGCCCCACGAGCGTGCGATTCGTCTCACGCAACGACGCCCCGGTAGCCGGTGGAACGACCATCGACTGAAAAAACGACCTGATCCGTCCGCCCTGCTGCTGCGCAGTTCTTCCAGTCCGTTGCATCTGCCTGTGGACGGAAACAAAAGAACTGACTTTCCCCATCTGCGAAAGAGTGCGGTTAAGGATTGCAATCTGCCGAGTCAGTTGAGATGCGGCAGATGAACTGATTGTATTGTTCAGACCTCGCATCTGGCTCGATGCGGTCACAGCAGTGCGGCCAAGATTCTGCACGCTCTGCTGAATCTTATTGACCTGACGAACTGAGGCGTTGTTGCTCAACGCCGCGAACATCTTAGAAATAGCGTCCTTAGCGGCTTTCGCGTTCTTCTCAAGATCACGAGCCGCTGTGGCAATACGCTTCGTGTTTCGCTCGACCTGTCGATGGCCCTGCGACGAAAAAACGATTTCAATGCTCTCTCTGGCCATTTGAACTAGCTCCTCGAAATGCCAACAGGGGCAGTTCGTGACTCAACCGCACGCTTCATCAGGTTGGTGTCCCGGATGTACGTCAACGCGGCCTGGACCGCACGGCGAACGAAATTTGAGCTGTATCGACCGGCCACTCGGTTGTACGGACTCTTGATTGTGTCGTAGCTCGAATCCAGCCTGGAGATTGGGTAGGACGACAGATTGTTTGTCAGGTAGATGTTCCGATTCTGCTTTCGTCCGCGACAAACTTTCTCTATTTGATCGAACGCCCGAGTCTCGTTCTCCGAAGTCGTATCGACCACCGGCGGACGATCCTCCCGCTGATTCCCTACGGCATACGCAGGACGGGTGGTCCGCTTGGGAGAGTTCAGAGACGCCTGCCAGTTGGACTTGGCTCGCCCAGTGTCAATCGGCGTCTCAGTGACCAGAACGAGACCGGCTTCCATCGCGGCCATCGCCCCAATCGTATTGAGGGCCTTCGACATGCGAGGACCGAGCTTCTCCATCCGGTCGGCAAAACGAGCGGGCGTCATTACTTGTCCTTTTTGTTCGCGTGTTCAACAAAGAAGTTGTCCATCTCTCGAACAATGAACTGGAATCGCTCCGCTTCA